ATATCAAGGTTAGGAAGCGTTGCGAGCGGCAGGGCAGTAAATAACATACCTTTGCTTGCAGATAACCTTAAATACCTGTTTGAGACGCTTTCAAAAGCGCCTAACGTAAGCGCAAACATCATCCGGATGACAGAAGCGCTTGCAAATTTGGCAAAAACAGGCGCATCATCCGGTAGAGCAGCAACATCTCTCGGAAAAAGTTTAAACATTTTTAGTGGATCTGCGACCAAGGCGAAGAGTAGCAGCTTTAGCCTTGCTGCAGCGTTCGGAAAGCTGTACGCATCATACTGGCTGTTATTTCGTGCTTTTTCAAAGATTAAGGATGCAATCGACATTTCATCTTCTTTGACAGAGGTTGAGAACGTTGTACGCACCACATTCGGCAATTATGAGAAGCTGATACAGGACTTTTCAAAAACATCTATACAGGATTTTGGCATGTCAGAGTTGACCGCTAAACAGGTGGCAAGCCGATTCCAAGCTATGGGTACAGCCATGGGATTTTCACAAGGAAAGATGGCTGACATGTCGCTACAGCTTACAAAGCTGACTGCGGATATGGCTTCTTTCTACGATATGGAACAGTCTGACGTTGCAAGAAACCTGCAGGCAGTATTTACCGGAGAGACAGAGCCTTTAAGAAAATATGGTCTTGACCTCACACAGGCTACCCTTAAAGAGTGGGCTATGAAGCAGGGATTGGATGCCGACATTTCGTCTATGACGCAGGCAGAAAAGACCATGCTCCGGTATCAGTATGTTATGGCTAATACAGCCGCGGCGCAAGGAGACTTTGCGAGAACATCAGACACATGGGCAAACCAGGTAAGAATCCTTAAGCAGTCATTTGAACAGCTTGCGGCTATTATCGGTGGCGCACTGATTAACGCTTTTAAACCGTTTGTACGAACTCTTAATGCAGTCATGCAGAAAGTTATTGCTTTTGCAACGACAGTAACCAATGCGTTAGGATCAATCTTCGGATGGAAATTTGAGATTTCTTCCGGTGGTTTGGCAGATGATTGGTCTGATGCAGCAGGGAGCGCGGCTGATATAGCGGACAGCACAGGACAGGCAGCGAAGAACGTTGAAAAGATGAATAAGGGCTTAAGAGCCTTTGACGAATTGAATCTGATTACCACTCCGGATAATTCAAGCGGATCTGGTTCTGGTGGTTCCGGCGGTGGTGGTGCATCCGGAGGTGGTGCGTCCGGTGGGCTGGTACAGGTAGATACCATTTTCAAGGACTATGAAAGTCAGATCAGAAGTTTGCGTGAACTTGGGGCATATATCAGCGATGCGTTATCAGATGCCATGGAATCTATTGACTGGGATAGAATTTATTCCAAGGCTAGAAACTTTGGAAAAGGGCTGGCAGATTTCCTTAATGGGCTTATTACACCAAGATTGTTCGGAGATGTCGGCATGACGATTGCAAGTGCGCTGAACACAGCAATTTATACAGCTTTGTCATTTGGAGAAGAATTTGACTGGACAAATCTGGGAGATTCCATTGCCGCAGGAGTGAATCGCTTCTTTGAAACGTTTGATTTTTCGGCACTTGGTAGAACAATCAATACATGGGTTCATGGAATATATGACACTATTACAACAGCAATTGGAAATATCAAGTGGTCAGAAGTATGGAATGGTGTAACAGATTTTTTGAGTGAAATTGATCTTGAGACAATATCTCTTATTATTGGAGCATTTGCACTTAAGTATGCAGGTAAAATTCTTACAGGTAAAATTCTTAAGGAAACGATAGGAAAACTGATTAGTGAGAAGTTTGTGGCGGCGTTTGGACAAGAGTCAGTAAAGTCAATTCTTTCTTATATAGTTCCGATTTCACTTTCCGTTGCAGCTGGGACATTAACTTTTACTATTGGAAAAGACAGTATAAAAAAAGATGCAGAAAATCTAGTAAAAGCATATAAAGATGGTGGATTTTTACAATATTTACAGGAAAGCTTAAAACAGCTTATAAATCCGTTTGAGTGGATAAATACATATGGAGGTGGGATTTTAAGCCAAAAAGGAATACTTGATCGTTATTCAGACGGAGTTGACTTAAACATTAAGATGCCGAAAAAAGAAGATTATGCATCTTTAGATGAATACCAAAAGGCGCTAAACGATTTCAATAATAATGTTCCAGACAGCCTAAAAGTTCCAAGTAGCTTTGATTTAAAAGCATGGATAAATGAGTGGAAACAAATAAATGGTCTAGATAATGTGGACTTAAGAGCAGAAGTTGTTCTTCCAAACTTGAGAGAAAAAATATCTGGGTTTAAAGACGACGTAAAAGAATGGTGGGGATTAGATGTTGAACTACCCGTTCGCAATAAATTAACAACAACTTTAGAGGATGTTTCTTCATGGTGGGAAGATGTAAAGGAATATTGGGGAGAAAAAAAGCTCTCAATACAGACAGAAATAGGAGAAATAAAAGGTAAAATAGAAGAAAAGTGGAATGAAGCATCTGAATACATTCAAGAAAATATTTTGCCTTGGTTTACTAAAGATCATTGGCTTGAAATAGGAAACGGAATAAAAGAAGGTCTTTCGACTAAATGGGAGGAATTCTCTACATGGTGGAGTGACACAGGTATAGCCGTTTGGTGGAACGAGAAAGTTTCTCCATGGTTTACAGAAGATACATGGAAAAATCTTGGAGAAAGCATAAGAAAAGGTCTATCTAAAAAGTGGGAGGAATTTACTGGATGGTGGGAAAACACCGGATTCTATAAGTGGTGGAATCAAGATGTTGCTCCAAAGTTTACAACAGACAAGTGGACATTTAGTGGTATTTCAGATGGATTAAAAAATGCATGGAATAATGCTATAGCCGCTGTAAAGCACATATGGAACGGATTTGCAAACTGGATGAACTCAAAGCTTTCTTTTTCGTGGGATGCTGTAAACATTGCTGGAAAGCAGATTGTTGGAGCCGGAAGTATAAATCTTGGAAAGATTCCTACTTTTGCCGCCGGAGGATTCCCGAGCCAGTACAGTATGTTTATGGCAGGAGAAAATGGACGGGCAGAAATGCTGGGAACTGTCGGGGGGAAAACAGCGGTTGCCGGTGGACAGGAAATTACCGGTATTCGAGATGCAGTGTACAGTACGGCGCAACAGGAAATGGAATTGCTAAGACA